GCTGGTAGTGGTCCACCTGCAGTACCGATTGTTTGTGCTAAAGCACCGTCATTGTATGTAAACAGTGCGGCTGCACCAACGATAATGTTGTTGGACGATCCACGAGAATATGCCATTTATTTCACCTCTCCTTGTAAAGGGTTTTCTTATTTAGTTGTAAAGCGATGTTTCCTCAAGGTCAAGTATAACACCATTTTGTTAGCCCTTATGCCAGTCATAATCTAAAATAATCTTGTTTCCCGCAAAGGTTCTGGCTGTTCCAAAGTCTATGATGTCTCTAGTCTCTTGAAGTTGGTAGGTTTTAAAGGTGTGAAAATATAGGGGAAGGGACATATCCTTAAGTGCTATGTTTGGGCCAGGGATTTCTGTTTCTTGGTTATCCCTTATCCATTTATTTATATCAACTGCAGACTCATCCAGTGCGTTTAAGAGATCTTGAATTTTTTGACTTATAATGATTGTTCTTTCAACTGCGTCGTCACCAAAGTTATAAAAATAGTACATTATTTGTTCACTATATGTATGAGGAAAATTCTTTCTATTCATTCTAAACATTCTGTCATATACTGCAAATGTTCCTTCAGAGTTTGGAAATGATTCAGTCAGAGCAGCAATGTCTGTTGGGCTAGTAGGAAAAAACGGTATAGTAAAATCTTGATCAAAAAACTCACTAATCTTATTTTGTAAATAAGCATTAATCAATGAAGGTGGATGATGTATCGTAGCAGCCATTATGCAATCACCGCATTAGAAATCCACTTATATCCAGTTGAATACCCAACACCTTTACCACTACGTTTTCCTGCTGCCATATTAGTTTTAAATACTTGTGGTCTTTTTATATAATCATATAGACCAGATGCTTTTAAAAATGATTGTTTAAAATATTGTAGAAAGAACATATCTATAGTTGACTCAAAACTACCCTGTGCATCTTCTCCACCAGGGCTAGATACTGAAACTGGATTTCTAGTAAACACTGTTTCTCCATCTTGCTCAAAAACCAATACAGGTGATTTCTTAGGTCTTATTATAACTGGAATACCGTTTTCCATTATTTTTGCTTTATTATAAAAAGGAGTTGTTGATCCATCTTTTACTTGAGATGATTGTGTAAATGTGGACATCACTGATAATCCTAATCCACTAACAGTATATTGTATATCAAATAATCTTGCATCTGGACTTCCAGACTTATACCACTCATAAACATGTTGCAATGCTGCTGGATCTATTCTAGCGTTGGTGTCAACAAATTGTTTCAAAACCTCTATCGTTTGTTTTCCAAGATTATTTAAAAATAACTTTTTGCCACCCTCAACTCCTTCTAAAAACCCCATAGAGTATTTTACAATATTGTCCATATCTTTTTTAAACTGTCTTGTATCAAATCTTATCATAAATCTATCGCCTGACTATCAGACCTTTTAATTACAATCTTATAATATTCTGTTTTTCCAAACAAACCAGAGTATGGGCTTAGTGTTGCAATTTCAAAAAGACTTGATTTACCAGCACGAACCCCACCTGTTTCAACATATATAGGGTTACCTTCTCCATCTGATATATTTGTTATAATAAGATTAGTTAATGCAATTCCACCATTCATATCATCAAATCTAATGTCTGTTGGAACTCTACCGCTCAAAACTTTGTCAAACAAGATTGCTACATTTTGTACTTGTTGCTCTTCTTTATTTCTAAGGTTGCCAGATGCAAAGTAACATTTTATATCTTTAAATTTTGACCATTGCTTTTTAATATTACCGTACTGACCTTGCTCAACAGATGAATAATACACTTCTGCTGTCATGGGATATAAAAAGTTGTCGTCTAAACATGTCATAGTATTCCTAGTCTAGTAATGTTTTTAGTATATTTTGATAGTATTTGATCAACTATGATATTACCTGTACCGCTAAATAATTTACTAGCATTAAATTTAACCTTGTATTGGTCTGTTTGATATTCTTCAACATATCTTTTATATTGATCAAGTCTTCCACATTTAATATCATTAACTAACATTTCTGTTGCTGCCTGAATATCTGATGGAACTGTTTTATATCCAGCATCTAGAACTAATGTATAGTCATATCCTGTAGGAAAGGTAACAGTGTCCCAACCGTAATACCCTAAATCACCGTATGATACTGGAAGATTTGGTAGCGTTTTTTCTAATCTATTTAATGATTCTGTTGAATTGGGAATATATTCTTGTACAGCAGAGTTATCTAATGATAATTTAAAATATCTATCGTTTGTTTCTTCATCAACATCAAAAATTAAAACATCGTTTTCATAAACTCTCAATACCTTGTAAGCATTTACCCACAAAGGTATATAGTCTAATCCTTCTCCAACTGTTTGAACAATAACTTTTTGATTATAAAAACCATCAACAACGAATGAGTCAATAATTGATCTTGCAATAAGTTCGTTATATTTTGCTTCTGTTATTTCTGAAGCGGTAGTTCCAAGTTTATTGGGGTCAGTATATGGTCTTACTATGTCTAAATTATCTTCAAACACTATTTCTTCATCTGAATTTAAAATCTTAACTTCATATTTTCTGTCAAATTCTATTTTTGATAATGGTATTACATATGTTATTTGTAAGTTTGCTGAAGTTATATTTGATTCTTCAACAAAGTGTTCCACCAAATCCTGTAATCTAAGAGTGTAGATATCTCCACTTGTTGGGACATCAAACTTTAGTGTTAGTGGGTATGGTGGAACCCTTAATGCTTCCATTGTTTATAAGCCGTATTCCCTTGCAACGTCTTCTGGTTTCAAAACTGTAATGTGATTACGTGTTGACCATTCTTTTGCTTGCTCTGCGGATACGTAGTTGATACCAACTTTTACTTGGCCTACACCCATCCAGGATACGTTCTTAGTTGACTTAATTGCAACTTTTTCTTTACCTTGTTTAGGTTCAGCAGGTTTTTCTTTTTTAGTTCTTGGTTGTTTTCCAACACCAATGGCACCAGTTGATAATGGAGCAAGTCCTTCAACAAGGTCTTCAACTGCTTGTTTTTTATCTTCTGGAATTAATGCTTCGCCTGGGGCTAACAATGCTGGTTGGATTTCTTCTATAACTTCTTCTACAATATCTTCAACAATTGCGTCTTGAATAGTATTTTCTTCAACTGTTTCTGGTGTTTGTAGATCTAAATCTTTGTCTAATTCTGACATATATTCCTCCTTGTAGTATTATATCATTTAATTAAATATTAAAGGGAGTAAGAAATTAATCCTACTCCCCTTAAAATTGTATTACAGATTAGGCTATTCGCCTGCTGCATCCGCATAAGCGACTGCATCTAGTTCTTCCCATTGAATACCGAAACGAACGAAAACTGTATATTCTACAGTATCTTTCTTTGGTCTGTATTCGCGGTTAACTGTGATGTCGCGTTGGAAACCCCATACACGGTTAGCAGGGAATGTCAAATCGACATATCCTGCAGGGTAGTAAGGAACTTCTTGAACATCAATTCCGAGTACACGTGTTGTACGTGCTCCTCCGAATGTTTGTGCGTTACCATCAAGGTATGCTTGACGATTTGCTTCTGTACCTGGACCTTTATTTACAAAGGCTTCGGCAATTGCATCGGCAAGAGTACCATTGTTTTTAACAATACCTTGGAAAACGTCTGTACCTGCGTAGAACTTAAGATTATTCTTAAGTGCACGGTACTTACGTGGCATTGCAAGAATTATATCTTGCAGTGTGCTTGTTGTCCAAGCGTTTGATACTACGTTGGCTACTGACTCGTGTGCTGCTGAAGTGTTCGCTGTTACTTGATTTACGAAACCGTTCATGATGCTAGTGAAAGCATTATTTCCTGTTCCTGTTCCGTTAATTGCAAGGTCTTCGATATCATTACCGAATGCGTTGGTCATCAATCTTACGATATGATCTTCCAATGCTGCACCTTCAATATTGTCTTCAAGTGCTTCTGATGATACTTCCCAGTCTAAGCGAATTTTCTTTGTAGTTAATTCAACTTTTGAGAATGTTGCACCAGCGTTTGTGTATTCGCCCAAGCCTTGTGAGGCTGCACGGATTACACGTTCTCCAACGTTAACTTTTTCAAGTTCCATTGTGTTTGCTTTCATGGTCACTCTGCGACCATCTTTAGCCAATACAGTTGCGTCCCACACATAGTCTATAAAACGACGTGCTTGTTCAGGGCGTAAGATACCGCTTCCAGTATCACCTGAAGGATTTACTGCGTTAACTCCTGATGTAGAGCCAAATGATGCTTCTGCGATGTTACCTATAACACCACCGTTTGCATAGTTGCCTGCTACGTTTTCACCAGCATCAGAACCAGATGCGAATGCACCTTGTGCTTGAAACGTTCCAGGTTGTGTTCCACCTAGATCGCCTGATGTTCCTGGCTGATTTTTAATTATTTCTTCCGACATATATTTCACCTCCACGTGATTTTTCTATCTGAATAGATCGGCTGTTTTGAGGAAACGTCCGCCCCATAGGGATTTCTCAACCATTACTGGTTGTAACTGTACGACCTCGCCGAGATCGCCAGACTTTCGGAAAGCGGTATCAGATTCTACTGATTCCATTCTCTTTCCAAACTCGTTAACTGCACCGTTTGTTTCAACTAGTGCATTTTGTGTATTAACAATTTGTGACTTTGTGTCAGCAACTTGTTTGTTTAAATCTGCAACTTCTGTCTGTAAAGACTTTACTGTTGCAAGTAGATCGCTAAAGGCTGATGTAAGAGTATTCTTAACTTCTGTTACTGCCTCAACAATAACATCGTCTGCTTTAGATACTTCTGTAGCAACTTCTTCAATAACTTCTGCTACTGCTTCAACTGTGTCTGCTTTTTCTGCTTCCACAACTGTTTCCGCTGCTGGTGCATCTTCTGCAACAACTTCTGTAACAGGAGCATCAACTACGGCATCTGCCTCTGGAGCAACCTCAACATTTTCAACTGCAATATCAGATTTTTCAACAATCTCTGCTACTACTTCTGTTGTTTCTGTCATAGGACTTACCTCCTTGGTAATCTTAGAAGTGGTAATGCCTTTAGCACTATCGACTAAGAACTTTATCATATTGATTTTTTCATTATCCGTTTTTTCAACGAATCCTATATTTTTCATTTCATTACCAGTTGTTGGACTGATTTCTTTTTCATTTTCTGAAACCATAACAATTCCAGTTTCTGAATCCCAAAAAACATTTTCTAAGGTTGTATTATCACCTTTAATTACTGCAACTCCGTCTACTTTTTCAACAGATATAATGTTTGCAAATTCATTTGCTGGAGAGTCTACAAGACTTAACTCAACAAGATCATAATCTTTAATAATTCTAATTTGAGAATCTAACTTCTCATCAAAAGCGTCGTCCCATTTGTTCATTCTTCCACCAATAGAAAAACCTGTTAGTGTGCCATCCAAAACCTTTTCCCATGTGCTTTGGGCACCTTTAGAAACATAGGCAGAAACGAAAACACCGTTATAAAATTTCTTTGACTCTGAATCAAAATACTTGTCTTGTTTAAATGAAACCATTTTGCCTACTGCTAATGGTTGATGCATTTCTCTTATGTTACCTCGAAAGTTTTCAAATGCTTTCATGCTGGCCTCTGTGGTTACAATATCCATTTGGCGATCTAAGTTATCTAATGAGGCAAAGCCTGAAACAATGCGGCGTTCTTTATCAACCTTACTAAAGGGCATAGAAAGGCGGACATTCTCGCCTTCTGTATTCCATTGGGCTTTTAATATAGACATCGTACTATACATTATAGAGCCCTTTTATACACAAGTTATAAACATGTTATAAACAGTGTAACTAGGTTGAAGATCTACCCTCGCCCTTTGGATTTCTACCACTTACAGTTGCAGATCCATCGGACTGATTGTTAAGTCTTTCGCCATCTCTTGCACGATTGGCATCATTATTCATAGTCTCTGGTTTGGCTACAAAAGGTTCATCTCCACCGTCTCTTTGTGGAAGACCCAGTGCCACCCTTGCCTCATTAGGCATCATAATCTGTGTTTTTACATATCTTTCAAGAATTTGTGATTGTGCTATTTCATCTGTCAAAGTAAGTTCATTAAACTTAAACTCTAGTACGTCTTGTTTCTCGCGTATGATCTTATTAATTTGTTTTTCTAGTTGAGCCTGTGCTGGTCTGGCTACCTGCTCTTTAAATGTTCT